GTGATACTCCAGAGTTTCCACGATATTGGGATTACATTCGTCGACGTGGTGTGCCAGAAGACTTTCCCATGATGACTGCTATCAAGAACGATGGAGTTCATTGGGTTAGGCCTTTTGTGTTGGTGCCGTTCACATATGACAACCGAGTGGTTGGGTGGACTGCCAGGTTCTTGGATGACAAACAGCCCCGGTACATCAATCACTCACAACCAGGGTATGTGTTTGGTGCAGACTTGCAACATGCCAACTGGCAACATGTACTGGTGATGGAAGGTATCTTTGATGCTCTAAGCATAGGAGGACTTGCTGTGATGCACAATACCATCAGTGATGCACAAGCAAGATTGATTCGCAGTCTTGGTCGTGAAGTTACAGTGGTGCCTGATCAAGACACAGCGGGTGTAGAACTGATCGACCGTGCTGTGGAACTGGGATGGGCAGTGAGCATACCTGAGTGGCCGGCGGGTTGTAAAGATGTCAATGATGCTGTGATAAAACTAGGGCGATTGGGGGCCTTGCTAACTATTATGGCCTCAAGAGAAACTAGCCGAATCAAAATAGAAATAAGGAAGAAGCAACTTGTCAAACAACTGCAACAGTTATGATCCAGGGTATGCATCTTCATATTATGATTGGCTTGGAAAATATGCAAACTGTTCCTTTGATTATTTTGCAAGACACAAAGAAGGTCGGCCCATTGTTTATAAATTTAACAGTTTAGGGTACCGGGGCAACGATCATTATGCTAATCCAGACATATCTGTATTTGGTAGTAGTTTTAGTTTTGGAGTAGGAATAGAATTTAATCAATGTTGGCATCAACAACTAGGTGATTATCGGATAAACTGTTATGCACCTGCAGGATTTCTAGTAACAAATAATGATATCATTGATCATTATTACAGGGCTAATGTTTTGTCTGGAATTGTGATATTACAATTTAGAGAGTTCAAGTACAATACTGCACCAATAACTGTACCCAAACATAGCAAATGTTTTGTTGTTGATGAAAATTGTCACGGTGAATTATTTGGATTTGACTATGACAGTTTTATAGACACAGCCGAGGACAAAACGCATCCAGGACCAGAAACACACAAACAATGGGCACTAAAAATAAAGAAACAGTTCAACTTGTGATCAGCCATATTGAAGGTTCTTCAGGGAATTTTTTAGGAAGATTATTTGCTGATTGTTATGACAAAAATCAATCTCTCTTTAGGACAGATACTACGTTCGATCCTCGAGTTTTGGCCACTAATGGAGTTGATAATTGGCACCAAGAACTCAGTCGATTACAAGGGCATCGAGTTATAGTAACACACAATTTTGATCTGCAACAAATTTCTAAATCTTTTCCAAATGCAAAAATTATACAAATATATCCGTACACACGTATCGGTAATGTTCTATATAATATTTGTTTTAAGAAATTAAACAGGACATTGGGTAACTTAGTAGATAATCACCTGTTGCACATTGCTGAATGGTATGATCACATTCAACAAAGACGCCCTGTCCAAAATTGTACAGATTGTTGGCAATTGGCCGATCGACGGTCTGTTGAAAATTTACTAGAAATTAAATTTTCTAAATCTCAAGAACAGTTCTTTAATCAATATTGGGAACAACAACTGGCTTATTCATTGAATATCCCGGACTCTCCGTTGTCGATCGAAGAACTTATTTCATTTTGGAAAATTGAAAATTACTTCAATGATTGGTCAATTGCATGGACTATTTTTGTTTATGAACTAATTAACAAACGATTAGAACATCAACGAGTATGGTCTGTGGATATTGATAAATTTAATTCATGGGATGATTTGGCAAAAATACAAACCAGATACAATAATAACTTGACATTACCTACTAATTGATTATATAATATACTATGCTTAAAGACTACGGACTTGATGTCCAACGATTATTCTTAGAGATGATGTTAGAAGACGCAACAAGTTATGTGCGTGTTCAAAACATCTATAACCCACAGAACTTTGACAAGAGTTTGAGACCAGCGGCTGAGTTCATTAAAGAACACTCAGACAAACACAAGACCATGCCCGACAGGCAGCAGATCTCTGCAACCACAGGGGTTCGACTTGCACCGGTGCCAGACTTGAATGAAGGCCACTTTGACTGGTTCATGGGCGAGTTTGAAGCATTTACTCGACGTCAAGAACTTGAACGTGCTATTTTAAAATCAGCAGACTTGTTGGAAAAAGGCGAGTTTGAACCCGTTGAAAAACTTATCAAAGATGCAGTACAGATATCACTTACCAAAGACATGGGCACTGATTACTTTGCTGACCCCAAGGCTCGCATTGAGAAATATTTCAATTCGGGTGGCCAAGTATCAACAGGATGGCCACAACTGGATAGATTGTTGTATGGTGGATTTAGCCGAGGTGAACTAAACATCTTTGCCGGCGGCTCAGGTTCGGGTAAGAGTCTTGTGATGATGAACATTGCGCTAAACTGGTTGCAACAAGGACTCAGTGGAGTTTACATCACACTAGAACTTTCGGAAGAACTCACAAGTTTGAGAACAGATGCTATGTTAACCAACATGAGCACCAAAGACATTCGCCGAGACATGGACACAACTGAACTCAAGGTCAAACTGGTTGCCAAGAAGTCCGGCAACTATCAAGTCAAAGGCCTGCCAGCACAAAGCAATATCAATGACATTCGTGCATATTTGAAAGAGTATCAAATTCAAACAGGCAAGAAAGTTGACTTTGTGATGATTGACTATTTGGACTTGCTGATGCCTGTGAGTGCCAAAGTTTCGCCCAATGACTTGTTTGTGAAAGACAAGTATGTGAGTGAAGAATTGCGCAACTTAGCCAAAGAACTAGCAGTACTCATGGTCACTGCATCGCAGTTGAATCGTAGTGCTGTGGAAGAGATTGAATTTGATCACTCGCACATTTCAGGTGGTATCTCTAAGATCAATACTGCTGACAACGTGTTTGGTATCTTTACAAGTCGTGCCATGAAAGAGCGTGGCAAGTATCAGATTCAATGTATGAAGAGTCGTAGTTCAACAGGTGTAGGACAAAAGATTGATTTAGAATACAACATTGAAACCATGCGTATCACAGACGAGGGCGGGGATGAAGGAACTGGCTACAACAAGCCACAAAGTTCGATCATGGATTCAATCAAGGCTCGTAGTCAAGTCAAACCTGCAGAAGATGAATCTAGTAGCCCACCTTGGGAACGGGCCAAACCTCGAGAAGACTTTGATCTAGAAGCACCCAAGGTCACAGCAGATGTTCAAAGTGCAAAACTAAAACAACTGTTGGGACAAATTAAAAGTTCGTAATTTGGAATAATTCGGGCAGGTACTCTTGCCACTTGATGCCTTTTGCGGCATCTTGCTGGGCTAGTTGTTTCAAACATTCTTGCCAGTTATGTTGATCTTGATCGGTATGTTCTGTTCCAATGTAGGTGTCAAAATCCACTGTTGGAAGTATTTCTTTTAAATGATTTTTGACATTCTGAGGTAATGCACTAGGTTGCAACCAAGATGGATAGTAAATAGGATTATTGCTGTAAGTAATTTGATTTTGATTGAACCAATCAACAGTTTGATTATGGTACAGCACATTTAAATTACTCAATGTGTAATTTGAACTTACATTATCAGTCACTTGACGAAAGAATTTCAAGTTGTCTAATAGATCCTGCCACTTCAATGGAAATCTAAGATATTCAAATATTGGCCCTGTTCCGTCAATGCTGACACAGAAATTTACATTTTTAAATTTACTTAAAATTTTCTGTTGATGAGCATTAAGGGCAACACTACCATTGGTCACCATACTTAGGAATACATTAGAGTTACCAAGATCTAATAAATGCTCAAGCAGTTCAAAATTCTTTTTCTCATAAAGCGGTTCTCCGCCTATTATACTCAACATTTTGAGTTCTTTGAAATTTACTTTTTGTTTAATTAAATCAATATCTACAGATGTAGAACGTCGGATCGGAATTGAAGAATTCATTCGATGATTTAACTGACTCCAACTGCTACTAAAATTATCGCTACAAATCACGCAAGTGGCATTGCAAGTATAACTAGTGAACAATTTAAGCATGAGTATATCATTTTTACCGGTTTCGGCTTCTTGTTTGATAAATTTTAAATCTCGATCCCAATACCAATCTAGTGCAGAATTTTTTAATTGACGGTCGCTCTGTAATCCCTGACTTTCTAGATTCCAACATTTTTGACATTCTTGGGGCTTCTCCCCATTGAGCATTTGTTTTTTGATTTTTTCTATATCATGGTTGCGCGGTAACAAGCAACAATGTGTTTCTCGTTGATCCCAATAGATTTCTCTGCCAAACCAAGGCAGGACACAAAAAGTATCCACGTATTAAGCCACAGCACCTTTGATTACAGCATAACGCAACACAATGGCTTCACCGAGCGAGCCCGATGTTGCATTACGAACATAAACAGTAGCAGATCCAGATCCGCAAGCGGCAGTAAATGTATAAGAACCAATGGTACCACCGCTCACATGATTGATCACTAACAAATCAGTTGACGAGATTGTGCTGTTTGTAAAAGTAAAACTCACAATGGTACCAGCACCCAATGCCGCATTACTCATTGTAATTTGTCCACTGGGCTTGTTCAATACAACTGTGGTGCCTTTGTTGCTAGACTGAGTCACAGTACCGCCACCGCCAGCAACATATCCAAATGGATTGGTATAAGCAGTGAGAGCGCGATTCAAATCATAGATGGCAATTGTGGTGCCGGAATCCACAGTACTAAATGCAAATCTGTAGGTACCAGTGGCACCAAATGTAATGACATTGGCACTATATCCTTGTATGCCGGTTGTGCCCACACTGACTGCGGCAGGCAATGTGACTGTGTAAGCAGTATTAGTTACATAAAAATCAACGTAAACAATGCCTTCATCACCTGAGGTGGGCCAGTTGGAGAAACTCAAACTAACGTTGGCAGCGGGCGCAACCAGTTGGTATTGTGCGGCTGCATAATCAATAGCAATAGCACCTGCTGTGGCAGTTTGTGGAAAATAAGTGTAACTAACGTCATTCAATTTAACGGCGTATATTAAGTTGTCCGCCATGTTGTTGTCAAGTGTGGTACCTGTTAGAGCGGCTTTGAACACACCCTTGTTTTCCAAGTCAGTAATTTCTGTTGCGGCTATCTGAAAATTGGTTTTGATGTTGGTAAAATTATCTCTAAAGCCCTGTGTGTTGTTGGGCTGGCCTGCAACGGGGTAGGTGCCGTCTATATTATTGGGGTTGATTTGACTTGTCATAGGTATTCCTGTATAGTAGATATTTATTAAGACTTGTAATGCACTAAATAATCCAAAGGCCCAGATCGAATGCAGAAAAAGACCCGAAGTTTGCTTGAAGAACTTGATTCAATGTATGTGGAGCGTGATAGACGCTTGATCATTGAAACTCGAGCCGACAGCGTGATTGCCAGCGCCATACGCTTGATTGAACAAATAGAATCAGAGTTCGGCGCAGAGCAAGCAGACAATCTCACAAGAAAACTACTCAATGCCATCCGTACCAAAGATGCCGGCAAGTTTTCACGATCTGTCAGGAGAACACATGCAGATTCATGAGATAACCAAGCGTAAATTATCCGAAGCAGGGTTCGGAGCAGGATTAGCCACCGGACTGACTTCGGCTCTGAGCAAGGTTGGTGTTGCGGCACCCGATGCCAGTGCATATCAACAATCGTCGGGTGCCAGTGATGAATTGGCCGCATACAAAGCTAATGCTGGACTGGTTGCTACAATGACAGGTACCATGGCCAAGGCCTGGGCACAAACTGTGGCCAAGTACATGGTACAAAGTAAAGATGCCACAACAGGTGCTCCGGTCACTGATATAAAACTACTGGATGAGCCTACCAAACATGCTCTCAAACAAGAGTTATACAAAATGGTCAACGGAGCCATTTACCCACGTGGTGATTATGATTACAACAAGTTAGGCGATACCTCTGTAGATACAGATGCCATAGAACAAGCAGACATTATCAAAGCAGCTATTACAAAAAATCTTCTACAAATCTGGGAACAGACCACAAAAGGTGTAAAAGGCGAAGCATTGACTCCTCTTTGGCAAGGTCTAGTACGAGATGGTATTGCACCTGCACAAAACTTCTTGACATTTACATCTCGGGGAAGTGCAGATATTCGAAAAAATTCAAGTACCGGCAAACTGGAAATCAAACTGCCAGGCAAACCCAGTTGGGAAATATTCAATTATCAAGATCCACAACACGTAAAAGTTGGCAAAGAAAACGGTTGGATCCAATGACCATGAATCTACTAGAAGGCGGCAATGTATTCAAAGACGCACAGGGCAAGCCAGTCACTCGACGTATCCAGCAATCTGAAATTCCAGGTACAGTACAGTGGTTGGAAAAAGTCACAGGACTTGACTTGTCGCAAGATCGCGATGAGGATGGTGTTCCAGTTAAATGGCTAGGCTCAACTGGTAAAAAATCTGACTCAGGCGATCTAGATCTTGCAGTAGATTCAAACTCAACTACCAAAGCCGAACTCAAAGGTGTGCTAGATGCCTGGGCTAAACGCAACAATCAAGATCCTAAAGAATGGACAAAACTCACAGGAGAAGCAGTACACTTTAAAACCCCTATCAAGGGCGATCCTGCACTTGGATATGTACAAACTGACTTTATGTTCATGCCCAACATGGAATGGGGCACATTTTGGCTAGGTGGCGGCACCGGAAGTGCTTATAAAGGAGTGTATCGTAACATTTTAATGTCAAGTATTGCCAAGGCCCTGGGACTCAAGGCCAGTGCCAAAGGTATCACCAGTCGTCAAACTGATGGCGTGATCACCATGGACCCAGACGAAGCCGCTGGAATCTTGCTGAGTCCAAATTTTAAAAATCGTCAGAATTTAAAAACTGTGGAAAGCATCTACAAGGCCTTGGCCATGGATCCTGACCGTGATGCCAAACTGGCCGACTTCCGTGACCATATTGCACGTGAAGGTGTTCGAGAACCCGACACGGGTGTGGCCGAAAGCGATGTCAACTTCTTGGCTCGCTTGCGTGATCGTATTGTAAACCGTGGCTATGTTGCCTTGGTAGAAGCAGAACAAGCCGGTGTTGGTGGCCGAGCCAAAGGCATTGAACATCTTGAAGATCTAGTGTTCCGTCGTGGTACCCAAGGCGTTAAGGATGCATTAGAAATTGTAAAACATGCCACACAAAAACCAAGCACAGTCACAGCCAAGTGGGACGGCAAGCCTGCTGTGATATTTGGCCGCAAACCACTTAATGGTGCATTTGTGTTGACAGATGGATCAGGATTTGAAGCCAAAGGATACGATGGCCTTGCCACTAGCCCACAAATGATGGCAGACATACAAAGCAAGCGTTCAGGCGACAGAACTGAACTGATCAATTTATATACAGAATTGTTTCCTGTACTGGAAGCCGCACTGCCTTCCAACTTCCGTGGCTATGTCAAAGGTGATTTGTTGTACATGTCAACACCCCCGATAGAAGCAGGCAACTATGTGTTTAGACCTAACACAATTGAATACCGAATTCCAGTCAAGAGTTCACTGGGACAACGCATTGGCAACAGCAACATTGGTATTGCAGTTCACTCAATGTATGCCGATCAGGGAGACGCACGTCAACCACTCAGTGGCGTGAAGTTTAACCCGGTCCCGGGCTTGATGTTAGAAAAACCAGCCAGCCCCCGAGCACTTGAAACTGAAACCAATACTGAAAAACAACTCAAACAACTGATCAAAACTCATGGTCGAGACATCGACACCTTGTTCAATCCCACAGAATTACGAGCACACAAAATTACAGATCTAGCAAAATTGTGTGTGGACTTTATCAATACCAAAGTGGGCGCACCACTCAATGGTGCCACACTATTACCCGAGTTTGGCACCTGGCTACAAACCCGAGTAACCCCACAAAAGTTCCGCAACATTGTGGAATATCTAAACAGCCCTACGTCAAATACTCCTGCCCTGGCAGCCGCTTTTAATGCATTTAACTTGCTACATGACGTTAAAATGCACCTGCTACGCCAAGCAGATACCGAGCACCCGGGACAAGAAGGCTGGGTTATGGCCACTCCTGTAGGCTATGCAAAAGCAGTAAACAGATTTGACCCCAATGCATTTGCGGCTCAAAATCGTCAGAGAAACAATCCTCAACAGGCGTGATTTTTTCAATTCGGCTAAATAAAAGCAGGTCCTCCAAGACCACTAACTTAAAGGAAAAATCGAAATGGCAACATTCACAAG